AATTGCGTCAATTCGCCAACTTCATCTCCAAATTGTAATTTATATAAATAAAACTATAAGGACAGGAGTTTAACCTCATGGCAATTAAAACATTAGCAGAAGCTGCCGCTGAAATTCTGAGTGGATCGAAGTCAAGCGCACCAGCTGAAGGAACCAAAAAACTAGAAGGCGAAGTCGTTGATCTCGGCGGAGCTACAACTTCACAACCCGATGGTGGCGATGTTGGTAAGAAAGCATCCGCAAATGCTACCAAAGTTCCAGCAAGACCAGCCGATAAGCCAGTCGCTGCAGAGCCATCAAAGGGCACTGTAAAGGAAGAAGAAGAATCTGATGAAGAACTTCTTTTCACCGAAGAAGAACTCGACGAATACCTGGATTCTCTTTCAGAAGAAGAACTCGCTGAACTTGAAGCTGAGCTTTCTGAAGAAGTTGAAGAAGAAGAAGCCGAACTCACCGAAGAAGAAATTGCTGAGGCAAGAGAAGCTAAAATCGAAATGATTCGCACAGCAATGAAAGATCTTGGAATCGAAGAAGATATGACTGCACTTTTCGGTGACGAAAATCTTTCTGAAGATTTCAAATCAAAAGCAGCTACAATTTTCGAATCAGCTGTTATTGCTCGAGCAATCACTGTTGTTGAGCAGCTCGAAGAAGAAATTCTCGAAGCAGCTGAACAATCAATCGAAGAAATCAAAGCAGATCTCGAAGAAAACATTGACAGTTATCTTGGATACGCAATCAATGAATGGAAAGAAGAGCACAAAGTTGCAATTCAATCTGGTCTTCGTTCAGAAATCGTTGAAGACTTCATCAATGGTCTTCGTAATCTGTTCGCAGAAAACTACATCGATATTCCCGAAGAGCAGGTTAACGTCGTTGAAGAACTTACTGCTAAAGTTGAAGAACTTCAAGAAGAAATGCAAAATGTTCTCAATAGAAACATTGAGATGTGGAAGCAGATTCAAGAAGGCGAAAAGAAAGAAATTCTCCTTTCAGTTTGTGAAGGTCTGACGACCACTCAAATTGAGAAGATGAAGACACTCGCAGAGGGTGTAGAGTTCACCGCAGATGGTGAGTATAGGGAAAAGCTCGAAGTAATCAAAGAGAGCTATTTCTCAAAGAAAGTTGAGAAAGATCAAGTTTCCTTGATCGAAACATTACACGAAGATGCTCCTCAGGAAAATCCTGAAGTAACTTCTGCAGTAATGAGTGATTATGTTAAGGCAATATCAAGAACTTTAATTAAATAAAGAGGCACACTATTATGTTTTTAACCGAAACATTACAAAAGAAGTGGTCGCCAGTTCTTGACCATCCCGAACTCCCAAAGATTTCTGACCCCCATCGTCGGGCAGTGACTGCGGCAATTCTGGAGAATCAAGAAAGAGCGTTCCGCGAAGAAGCTGGTATTCTGAACGAAGCAACACCAACCAACGTCGTTGGCTCGACTGGTGGTTTCACTGGTGCAGCCGCTCAAGGCGGTCCTGGTGCAGGTTATGATCCTATTCTGATCAGTCTGATCCGTCGTTCACTGCCAAATCTTATGGCATACGACATCGCTGGTGTTCAGCCAATGAATGGTCCTACTGGTCTTATTTTCGCAATGAGATCTGTATATGGTGGTCAAACACTTGGAACTGAAGCGTTCTATAATGAAGCTAACACTTCATTCTCTGGAAACACTTCTCAGACTCATCTTGGGCTTTCTGGCGCAACTGTTAACCCAGCAAACAGCGTAACATTCCTTCTCGCTAATACTGGCGACGGTTTACCCACCGCTACTGGTGAAGGAAATATCAGCGCAGAAATGGGTTTCTCAATCGAGAAAGTAACTGTTACTGCTAAGACCCGTCAGCTGAAAGCATCCTATTCAATTGAACTTGCGCAAGATCTCAAGGCAGTTCATGGTCTGGATGCAGAGACTGAACTCAGCAATATTCTGTCAACAGAAATCCTTGCTGAAATCAACAGAGAAGTTGTACGTTCAGTCTACTCAATTGCGAAGGTTGGTGGTCCCGCAGATGCAGGTATCATGAATCTTGCAACTGGTAGCGCAGACGTTGATGGTCGGTGGCAGGTTGAGAAGTACAAGAACCTGATTTTCGCTATCGAGCGTGATCTTAACAAGATCGCGAGAGAAACTCGTAGAGGAAAAGGTAACCTGATCATTTGCTCAAGCGATATCGCTTCTGCGCTTGCGATGTCTGGTCTGCTTGATTACAATTCAGGTCTTACTGGTCAAACCAATCTTGAAGTAGATCCAACTGGCAATACCTTTGTTGGTACGCTGTTCGGTCGCGTTAAGGTCTACATTGACCCATACTCAATTGCTACTCAGAACTATGTTGTATCTGGATACAAAGGTGCCGCAGTATACGACGCAGGCGTATTCTATTGCCCTTATGTTCCTCTGCAAATGGTTCGTGCAATTGATCCCGACAGCTTCCAGCCAAGAATTGGCTTCAAGACCCGATATGGCATGGTCATGAATCCTTTCGCGAAGGGAAGCACGCAGCCAACTGCAACTGGTGCACTTGAGAACAACTCAAACGTGTACTATCGTAAGTTTATTGTTACTAATCTGCAGTAACATGTGATATGATCGCATAATAATAACAATAAAGCGATCAAAAGACAGGGGAGCTTAATGCTCCCCTTCTTTTTATATAAATACTCAATAATGCGAGGGAAACATGAAACAACCCTATCAGCCAGAAAATTTAAGTTTAGCGATCGGCAATAAATTCAGGCTTTCTTTTTCAAGAATTCCTGAAGTCACTTATTTCTGTCAGAATGTAAATGTTCCTGGTGTTTCAATGAGCCCAACGCAATTTGCTACGCCATTTTCTGATCTTCCTATCCCTGGCGATAAAATCATGTATGATGAGTTCAGAATTTCATTTCTTGTCGATGAAGATTACAAGTCATGGCAAAGTCTATATGATTGGATTACAGCTATGACTTTCCCAGAAAATTTCGATCAATATAAAAATTTAAAATCGCTCAAAAGAAATGCAATTCCTGGTGGGATAATTCTTGATGAGAGCATAGAAAAATTACCACAGTACAGCGACGCTATTCTTACTGTAAACACCAATAAAAACAATCCTAACATTCGTTTTAAATTTGTCGATCTGTTTCCAATTTCAGTTGGCACTATTGATCTGAGTGAAGAATTCTCGCCTGATAGTCCTATTCTATGTGATGCAATATTTCGGTATTCTTACTTTACATTGCAAAGAGTTTAGTTTATAATATAGGATATTTGTTTTGAGAGCATAGCATGCCAACAACTATTGATGATGTAATTGAGATGTGGGAACGTGACGCGAAGGTAGATGATACTGAACCTGGCAAAGAAATCCTAAGAATACCAATTCTTCATTCTCGTTACACTAAAATCCTAACAGAACAGAATCTTTTGTCTAAGAAGTGTCTGTTTGATTTTCATAGAATGAAGAAGATCAAGACCGAATACTATCTCGGTAGACTTGATGACGAAGAACTCAAGAAAAGAGGCTGGGAGCCTTTTCGGTTTTTACTCAAATCTGACGTGACTACATACTTAGAGTCAGATGAAGATTTGCAAATAATTCTGATGAAGAAAGCGAAGCATGATGCTATTGCTGATTACTGCACCTCTATTGTAAAAGAACTTGGCGCTAGAACGTATCAGCTTCGTGCATATATGGATTGGGAGAAGTTCATACAAGGACAAAGATAATCTTTATTGAGATCATGCAAATAAAAAAAATTAATGAAGTCTATGTGAAACTAAACTGTAGCGGTTCAATTGCTGAAGACGTTAGCAATTACTTCACGTTTTTTGCACCAAATTATCAATTTTCACCAATGTATAAGAAGCGAGTGTGGGATGGCAAAATACGATTATTTAACAAAAAGAATTCTCACTTCTATATCGGACTACTCGATTATCTATCTTCCTTTTGTAAAGAACGAGATATCAAACTTATTGTTGATGATGCTCTTGTTCACGACAATGGCTTTCGAATAAGTGATGCAGAAGAGTATGCCGAATCATTGAACCTGCATTCTTATGGTAAGAAGATAAAAGCATACGATGATCAGATTCGTGCTGTTGCTCATGCAATTAGAAACGAACGATCAGTCTTATTATCCCCAACAGCATCAGGTAAATCGCTGATCATTTACATTATATCAAGATATCTACTCGCATCAGAATGTAAGCATGGTCTTTTAGTTGTTCCTACTGTTTCTCTTGTTGAACAGATGTATAACGATTTCAAAGATTACTCCAGCAAGAATGGATGGAATGTTGACAAGAAGTGTAAGAAAGTATATGCAGGACAAGATAAAACTGAGAAGAAAGAACTGACTATCTCTACCTGGCAATCGATCTATGATCAACCAAAAGAATATTTTGAACAGTTCGACTTTATCATTGGCGATGAAGCGCACACATTCAAAGCTCAATCGCTTGCGCAAATAATGACGAGTTTAATCAACGCTAAATACAGGATAGGAACCACTGGTACCATTGATGATGTTAAGGTTCACAAATTAACACTCGAAGCATACTTCGGTCCAGTCCAAAGAATCACAACCACCAAAGAACTCATTGATAAAAATCGTTTATCTCAATTCGAGATAAAGTGTTTGATTCTCAAATATCCACCAGAAATTTGTGCGCAGGTAAACAACTATGATTACCAGAAAGAAATTGATTTCATTGTTACGAACCAAATTCGAAACAATTACATCGCTAATCTTGCATTATCACTTGAAGGAAACACACTTATACTTTTTCAATTCGTTGAGAAACATGGAAAAATCTTACACGCAATCATAGAAGAAAAAGTGAAAGGCGATAGAAAGGTGTTCTTTATATCAGGTGAAACAGAAGTTGAGACTCGCGATTCAGTTCGTCATATTACAGAGAAAGAAAACAACGCAATTATCGTAGCATCTTATGGGACGTTTTCTACTGGTGTATCTATTCGTAATCTTCACAATATTATTTTCGCTTCACCAAGTAAATCAAAAATTAGAAACTTACAATCAATCGGCAGAGGTTTAAGGCTCGGAGAAAACAAAGAGAAAGCATTTCTATATGATATCGTTGATGATCTTCGCACTGATAGTGAAGATCTCAACTTTGCCATGAAACACTACATCGAACGCATGAAAATATATCATCAAGAAAAGTTCAAAGTATCAACTTATAAAGTAGGATTGGATTATGGCAGAAAAGAATCTTAAGTTTATTAGAACGATGGTTAACATTGACATTTTAGCCAACTATATATCAGAAACGGAAACAACAATCACGATTAGTGATGTGCTTGTGTTACATACTGAATCGAACATTGAATCCCTTAGACAAACACTTTATCTCTATCCTTGGCTGCAGCAAACTGTCGTTGAAGACTCTGCCCAAGAAATCACTTTGTTTAAGAATACGATAATGTTTGTTACGGATATCTCAGATGAGATGAAAGACTATCATAAATCAATGTGGATAACAATAAGAAAAGAAGAAATGGAACAGATGGAAGAAGAAGAAAGAGAGCGAGAAGAGAGTGAGCAAGAACGAAAGGTTCTCAAGTTATTCAGGAAGGTCAGTAAGAATCCTAAGACTCCTGTACACTGACATTTTCATAAACGACACTCTATTATACTGATACTGGAAAAGGATGTAAAGTTAAAATGGCTAAGAATCATTATGTTAACAATGAAGATTT